GTTCGCGCGTTCCCATGTCTTAAATTCGGGCATGTTTTGTTTCCAGTTCAATGAGTAGTTCGACATAATGCTTGGCTTTCTGTAGGTCGGCAAGGCCGCCTTTCTTGCGCCAGCGGGAAATATATTTCACCACGTTTCCTTCTAGGTACCCCAGCGCGTTAGCGTGGATGTACTCCACTGGCTGGATGGGCATGTCCTTGTAGTGGTTGCCTGCTACCTGATACAGCAGCGGCTTTTCTTCGATCGTTGTACAAGTTACCACGGGCTTTTCGTTCTTCATTTAATTGCTCCTGCGGGATGTGAACTTCAGCTGTGCTGAAGAGATGATTGTTGGCGCATTCTCGCCGGCGCATCGTGCCGTAGATAGGCGACTCTCTTGTGGTGTTGACGGTCGACCATGCGCCGCATTCTGGGCATTTCATTTGATCGACCTTGCTCTCTTGTGGATCACGTCTCCGTGAACAATGTCGATGGCCCGTTCCAGTTCGACGACCGTGCACACGTCCAGCTGGGCGTCGTGCACCTCCATCGCTAGGTTGAGCGCGTTCAGTTCGTCCGACTTCAGGATGAAGTTGCCACCACGCCTCGCCGCGGCCAGCAGAGCGTCTTGGCCGGCCCGCAGCTCCTCGCGGTACTCAATGCCTATCTTCTGACGTACAAGCCCTTCAGCGACGTTGTACGTGCCGATCAGAATGTCGATCGTCTCCTTGTCTGCTTCGCCTTTGCGCAGCTTGTCCAGCGCGTCGTGGTTCTTAATGCGCAGGGTTATGCCGTACGAGACATTAGCGAACGGGCGGATGCCTGACAGCACATAGGTGAGGGCATCAGCCCTGACACCTTTAGGCTTGTATTTCTTTCTCACTTAGGCCTTGCTGTAGATGTGGAACGGCTTGACGTCGATAGACGGACGGGCCTTCTGGATGCCGTGCAAGAACCCGTGCAACGGGTTCGTCTCGCGCTTCTTGGCCACATGCTTGGTCAGCTTCTCGGACGCCTTGCGGTTAGCCTCACTAGTGCGAAACGACTTCATCAGCTGAGGCTCGTGGGTCTTGATGTAATCAGTGTGGAACGCGTTAATCATGCATGTACGCAACTATGTACGCCATTAAAGCTGCGATGACTGCAAAGATGCCGACGGCCATCACGAAGCAGAGCAAAAAGAGGTTAGAGAACATGTTAATTCCTTGCAAAGTAATACGCCGCGCATACCAGCAGCGTGATAAGTAAAGGGTTCATTTTGTTGCTTCTTTCATTAGCTCGATGCGCTCGCGCGCGACGCGGACAGTGTTGTAGCGCTGGTGCAGACGCTCGAGGACGGTTATCCTGCGCGGGCCAATTCGTTCTTCATTCAGCATGTCAAGCAATTCGGCTTCGGTCTTGCTGCTGAGGGTGTGGTTAATGCTTCGCCAAGTGCTCAATTTTCGTCTCCAGTGTGTTGATGGTTGTCACGGCTTTCAATAAGTAGCGCTGGGCGCTGTTGAACTGCTTTTTGCGCATCGGCAGCTCAGCCTTCGCGGCTTTCAGTTTCTGTTTATAAAGTTCAATTCTTGTCATTTTTCAGCTCCGTAATCTTTCTGTAAGTTGACGCCATTGTTCGGTTGAACCCTTCACGCTTCAGCGTCCGGTACGCCTGTTCACGGCTCCGTGCTGTGCGTAGGATGTCTTCCTCAATGGGTGTCCAAGGTGTAGGTGTCATGATCTTGCTCGGATACGTTCAGCGCACCACTGACTTGCAACCCGTTCTGCTGCATCTTCAGGCTTGTTGTAAACCGCATTTAAGTCATCACACACCTTTGCACACGCCTCACGTTCATCCTCTACCATCTTCTTGCACATCAATGTCCACGATGTGTTTGACCTTGCGTTGGCTTCATCTGTTGCTTTAGCTGCTACCAGTTTGGCTTCTACCAAATCAATGATTTCAGTCGCTGTTCCGTTGCCGTCTTGCCATTGATAGCTTATCAAGCGCCTATCTGATTCCGTCAGCCCAACCCATGTGCGCTGTGGTGATATGTTGTCGTGATACGTTTGATCGAGCATCACAGTGCGGGCTAAGGCTTCGCACGTTGGGCATGGCGGTGGCGCTTTGTATAAGGCTTCCCATCTGTCAGGATGTTTATCCAAGTCAGCAGGTCGATGAGGGACAGCGACACCCTCTATCTTTGTGTGCAACCACGCCACAGGCTCCTGCTCTAACTCTTTGGGCTGTGGTGGGGTGGTGTTCCAATCCTGCACCTTTGCGTCATCCAAAGACATGCCCCGCATCTTTGCAAAGTCTCTGATTGCATCTACTGCTGGTGACGCCTCGTCAGCGGAGGACAAGACAAGGCGCTCCTTGCGTGATGTAAGCCAACCCATAAAGTCAAACAGTGCGCCAGTAATGACAGAGTGCACCACAGGCTCCTGCTCTAACTCTTTGGGCAAAACCAGCTTGCAAACCATGTTGTCAATCTGCGAAATCACACCAGCGGTTGTGTCACATAGCCCCCAAACAACACGACCAGATGCGTAGTGTTCTTCTTGTGCGTAGTGAGTTTTAAACAACCACTTTGCAAGTTGTGCAGCTTCACGATACGCTTGTGTTTCCTGCTCTGGCTGTGCCAACTTGTCTTTCAAGTACTGAACAGCATCATCATGCGTGAACGACTCTGAGCCGCCGTCAATGATTGAGCGCAGTTCTTCGTACATTTTTGAGGTGTTGTCTGGCTCTGCCAAGGATTCTTTGATGGCGGTGATGGCTTGATTCATAAAGTGGTCAGGTTGGCTCATTACCTGTTGATGTGCATACTGGTAAAATGCAACACTACGCTCCAACGCCTCAAGCGCCAGCTTCAATGCTTCTTTCATTTCAATTCCTCCATTGCGATTTCAGAAATAGCGCGCTTGTCGTGCAACGCTGCCCAGATTTTCTCGTCCACTGACTTCTCAGTCATCAGTACGTAGACCCACACGTCATGCCGCTGGCCGCTACGATGCAGCCGCCCGACTGTCTGTTCGAACAGTTCGAGCGACCAGGGCAGGGACACGAAGACGATGCGGCTGCCGCCGTGCTGCAAGTTGAGCCCGTGGCCGGCTGACTTGGGATGGACCAAGAGAAGCTCGACTTCACCTTTGTTCCAGCGCTCAATGGCACGGTCGTCGTCAAGGGTGACTGCGTGCTTGTAGCGTCGCTTAAGCTCAGCCAGCTCCTCTTTGTAGTTGTAAGCAATGATCGTATTGGCGTGTTGGTTTTCCTCTAGTAAGTCGTCAAGTAAATCGAATTTGTGGCTGCTGAACCAGACCGGCGTTTGCACGGTGACGAACTTGCCGTACACCTCACTGGCGGTCGTCTGCGTGTCGTACACGAAACCGCTGGCCATCTGTTGCAGCTTGCCAGTCACGACTGCGGCGTTCAGGGCTGTAACGCCTAACGCTACAAAGTCGGACTTCATCTTCTCGTATGGTTCCCTGTCAGGGAACTTACAACGCATCTCGACGTGGTGACACGGCGGCAGCTTGTCGGCGTATTCGCCAGCGTCCAGTACGAAGGTGGCCGGCTTGATGCGGTCCATGATCAGCGGCAGAGATGAGGCGCGCGGCGCCCACTCGCCGAAGTCTTTGTTGACCAGCACAAAGTACTGCTGCATGAACGCGCCCTTGCTGCGGCCCAACAGCGCCTCGTCGACGATCTTGCACTGGCCGAAGACGTCCTCGAGGCCGTTCGATGTGAACGAACCAGTCAGGCCCCAGCGCACTGGCACGGCTTTGATGATTTTTTCAAACGCTTTGAAGCGTGCGCCTGATGGGTTCTTCAGCTTGGTCAGCTCGTCGAACACCAGCCCGTCGACTGGCAAGCCTTTGCCCATGACGTTACAGATGCCGGCCAACCATTGCAGGTTGTCGTAGTTGATGACGATCACGTTGGCGTCGCTGCTGAACACGGCGTTGCGCTGCTTAGGTGTGCCGATCGCAACGGCTATCTTCAGGTTCTTGCTCCACTTGGGCATCTCGACTGGCCACACGTCGGTGCACACGCGCTTAGGCGCGATAACCAGCCAACGCTTGACGTGGCCGTCCTTGATCATGGCGTCCATCGCGGTCAGCGTGATGGCTGTCTTGCCAGCACCGACTGGCGCCAAGATCATGGCGCGGTCGTGCTCGTACAAGAAATCAGCGGCAATATTTTGGTACGGACGTAGCGAAAGCATCAACTTGTTCCTTTGTCCATAAACATGCGTATTTCTGATTGAGCGCCTGCACTTCAGACGCAAATAGCTCTTGTAATTTGCTGAGTCGGCCACCTTTGGTCTTAAGCTCCACGAACCACGTCGAGCCGTCAGGCAAACATGCGATTCGGTCAGCTACACCCTTGCGCCCTGGGCTGGTGAACTTGTACGTCCTGCCGCCAAGCCGTTCGACTGCCCAGCAGAAGTGTTTTTCGATTTCTTTTTCTCTCATGGCTGAAATATAACATGAAAAAAGTTCTTGACAACATTTATTTTGCTGTACACTGCAACTTCAAACACGAAAGGACAGTAATGCTTCACTCAAACATCGTCGGCGGTTCAACCGCTAAGCGCGTCATCAACTGCCCAGGCTCTGTGGCCTTGGTTCAGAAGATGCCGCGTCAACCTTCAAGCGAACACGCTGACCGTGGCACTCTGCTGCACAACGTCATCGCTGAGCACCTCGAAGGCAAGCCCATCACGCTGGGTGCTAAGTACGAATCCCAAACACTCACGCAAGATCTGGTCGATGACAAAATCACGCCCGCGCTTCGTGCGCTTGACGAAGTGGACCCTACGCAAAATATGGTGTACGAAGTCGAAACCCGTGTCGGTTTTGGCGATCTGTTGCCTGGCGTGTTCGGGTCCACAGATCTTATTGGTCGGGTTGGAAACCGTGCCGTCGTTCTGGATTGGAAATTCGGCGATGGCGTTGTTGTGGATGCAATAGAAAACCCACAGCTGATGTTCTACGCAGCTGCGGCCATGCGCACCGACTCGGTCAAGTGGGCGTTCGACGGTGCTGACGAGATCGAGATGATCATCGTGCAGCCGCCCATGATCAAACGCTGGGTGACGACCAAAGAGCGCATCGCTGCGTTTGAGCTTGAGTTGGTGTCAGCAGTTAAGCAGGCCCAGATACCAAACGCCAAGCTCAGCTCAGGCGACCACTGCCGCTGGTGCACCGCCAAGCCCATCTGCCCCGTTATGAACGGTGCTGTGGACCGCGCGCTCAAGTCGCAACTGATCGAGCTGGATACAGTGCAGATGTCGGAACTCTTACAGAGCGCTGACTTGCTGGAGCTGTGGTTAAAAGATATTCGTGCACTTGCCCACCAAGTCCTCGACAAAGGTGGTAAAGTGCCAGGCTACAAGTTGGTCGCTAAGCGCTCAACACGTCAGTGGGTTGATGAAGCAGTGGTCGCAAAAGACCCGCGCTTCTTAGGTCTACCGATGTATGATCAAAAGATCATTTCGCCTGCGCAGGCTGAGAAGCTGCTCAAGAAAGAAGGCAAAGAATTACCCAAGGAGCTGGTCGTTTCCATCTCTTCGGGCAATACGATGGCAAGTGAGGATGATCCTCGTCCTGCCGTCGTTCTCATCGGGCAACAGTTAACTGCTGCTCTTAATAAAATCATGTAAAGGAAAATAGTATGTCATTCGCACTCGCAAACCTCCCTCCCGTTACCAGCCTCTCCACTGCTCTGCGTGCTCTCGAAGCAGAAGCCGGTCCTACTGGCGTGGTCATCATCAAAATGGACAAGACCGGCCACTGGGTGTTCGGCGCTGACCAGACTGAAGTTGAGCCAGACACCACTTGGGCCGTCAACCCTTTCTCTTTCATCCACGGCTTCATCGCTTGGGGTGACGGCGAAGTGTTGGGCGAAAAGATGACCAGCGTGTCAAACCCATTGCCTGAGACAGACGCAGCACCATCTGGTGCCAAGCGTGGTTGGGAAACCCAAGTCGGCATGTCGCTCAAGTGTTTGTCTGGTGAAGACAAAGACATGGAGGCGCGCTTCTCCTCCACCTCGGTGGGCGGCAAGCGCGGCGTGCAGGCACTGGCCGTGGCCATCGCCAACCAAGTCGAGGCTGACCAGTCCAAGCCCGTGCCGATCGTGCGTCTGAAGAAAGACCACTACGCACACAAGTCATACGGCAAGATCTACACGCCAGTGTTTGAGATCGTCGAATGGGTTGGCATGGATGGTGAAGCCCCCGAAGTAGAAGCTGAAGAAGCGCCAGCAGGCCGTCGCCGTCGTGCAGCAGCCTAAGTAGCTTTTTTCTGATGCCCATTGGTGACAGTGGGCATTGGAAAGGAGCGACAGTATGCTTTGGTTAGATTTTGAAACGCGGTCCAAGTGCGACCTCCCCAAACACGGCGCGTACAACTACGCTCAGGACGCCAGCACCAACGTGCTGTGCATGTCCTACGCTTTCGGCGATGGTGAGGTGCAGACGTGGTTGCCTACGCAGCCATTCCCCGATGAGGTGGCCAAATGGGGTGGCCCCATCTACGCCCACAACGCTGCATTCGAGCGCCTGATCTTTTGGTATGTCTTGCAGGTCAACTTCAAGTTAGAGCAGTTCGTCTGCACTGCAACCCAAGCCCTTGCCAACTGCGCGCCTGGCAAGCTGGAAGACGTCGGCCGCTTTAGTGGCTCGTCTATGCGTAAGGACCACCGTGGTGCTCAGTTGATTCGTCTGCTGTCTGTCCCGCAGGCTGACGGCACTTTTCGTCAAGATGAGAAGCTCATGCAGGAGATGGTTGATTACTGCGAGCAGGACGTTCGTGCCATGCGTGCGATCAGCCAAGCTATGCGCCCGTTGTCAGCCGAGGAGCTGGGCGACTACCACGTCAACGAGCGCATCAACGACCGTGGTGTGCTGGTCGACGTGCCCCTGTGCAAGGCGGCCATCCAGTACGCGTCAGATGAAGTTGTAGAAATACAACAGATCGTTCAGGAAGTCACTGAGGGCGCCATCGTGTCGGTGCGCTCCCCCAAGATGAAGCAGTGGGTACTCGACCGCGTCGGCGAGGAAGCCAAGAAGCTCATGGTTGTTTTTAAAGACGGCAAGCAGAAATACTCGATCGACAAGACCGTCCGCGCTAACCTTTTACTGATGGAGAACCCAGATGAGATACCGCCCGCTGTTGCCGAGGTTATTCAATGCGCCGATGACCTCTGGTCGAGTTCGGTTGCGAAATTCAGCCGCCTTGCGGATCTGGCGGACGTCGAAGACGGACGAGTCCGTGGGGCTTTTGTCTTCGCTGGAGGAAGCGCTACTGGGCGAGCTTCTAGCTACGGGGCGCAATTGCACAATATGTCAAGAAAGTGCGCAGCCGAGCCCCAAGCAGTCCGAGACGCGATGGTTCGAGGGCATTCAATCGTCCCCAAGTATGGCGAGCGTGTCACCGACGTCCTCAAGGGGATGCTCCGCCCCACTATCGTCCCCGCCGCAGGCAAGTACCTTGTCGTCGCCGACTGGGCGGCCATCGAAGCCCGCGCCAACCCTTGGCTTTCAGGCGTTGGAGATGCCAAGCTGGATCTATTCCGAACAGGTGCCGACGTTTACAAAGTCAACGCAGCAGCAACTTTCGGATGCAGTGTGGATGGAGTCACCAAAGACCAGCGTCAGATCGGAAAGGTTCAGGAGCTGGCTTGTTTGGGCCCGTATACTCAAGTCTTGACTAATAACGGATACAAGGCTATAGTGGAAGTTCTAACAACAGACCTTCTTTGGGATGGGCAAGCATGGGTAACACATCAGGGCGTAATCAGCAAAGGATTTCGGCAGACTATCAACGTGTGCGGCATGGAAGTAACGCCGGATCATTTGATAAAAACGCCAACAACTTGGGCGCAGGCGCAGCAACTCGGTTCAAACAAACAGTTGCTGACCCAAGCATTGGCGCTCGGTTCGGTCAACTTACCGTATTGGGCACCGAGGTTAAGCACCAAGGTGCATGTCGAATGCGGCTCGTTCGTGTTCAATGCGATTGCGGAGCTGCACCGCATTTGGTCTATATACACAACCTTCTCAAAGGCGCCTCCACACGATGCCCTGTTTGCGCTAAAAAAGCGTCTGGTTTCTGGCGAAAAGATTTTTTCAAGTACGCCGATGCGTGCCCAGATGATGACCACCGCAGGCGCCTACTCAATCGGCTATCCGCGTGCAAAAACCGATGTCATAACCCAAAAGACAGGGCCTATCCAAACTATGGCGCGCGCGGCATTCACGTACACATGTCTTGGCGTTCAGACAAAGCCGCTTTTTTACGGTACGTTATGGAGCTGGATGGCTGGGACAAGCCGCACCTTGAACTTGACCGCATCGACGTCAGCAAAGGCTATGAACCTGGCAACTTGCGGTTTATTACAAAGAAAGAAAACTGCAACAACAAACGCTCGGTTCAAGAAATGCAGCGATACATCCTCGAACTTGAGGCCCGTATTCGACATCTTGAACAGCGGCCCGCGTAATAGCTTTACTGTGCTAACCCGCCAAGGGCATTTAATTGTTCATAACTGTGGTTTTGCCGGTGGCGTTGGTGCTTTTGCTGCTATGGGCCGTGTCTATGGTGTCTCGCTTCCTGAGAGTGATGCCCGCCGTATGGTAGATGCTTGGCGGCGCGCTAACCCTTGGGCTCCTACTTACTGGCAGTCTCTTGAGTCGGCATATCTTCGCGCCATGCGAAACAAAAACCGCGAGTTTAAAGCCGGACGCGTAACCTATTACTACGATGGTGTTCATTTGTGGTACATGCTGCCTTCTGGCCGCGTGCTGAATTACCCTTTCGCCAAGTTCGACGCCGAGGGCAATGTGACCTACGCCAAGGCTGCGTGGAAACCAGCCGCTGATGCAAAAGAGTGGCCGCGTGGAAGGTTGTGGAAAGGCTTGGCGTGCGAAAATATAGCCCAAGCCGCTGCCAATGACCTGCTCCGCCATTCCCTACGAAATCTAGATAACGTGATCGCACATGTGCATGACGAAATCGTGATCGAAACTGCGGAACCCGAAGCAGTCGTGCAAGAAATGGAGCGCATAATGTGCACCCCACCAGCGTGGGCCGAAGGGCTCCCCTTAAATGTAGAAGTTCAAATTATGACGAGGTACGGCAAATGAATGATCCCAAATACCAGTTCGGCGACACAGATCGTCTTTATCACAGGGGGGGGGGTTATTTTATCTCCGAGGACGAACCAGTCATGGTTTTGCGCGGCAAAGACGTAACATGTCTGGCTGCGGTTTGCGCTTATGTGCAGGCCCTGCTCGACATGTCTGAGAACGAAGTGGTGAACAGCCACCTCGACTCAAGCCTAGAGCGCCTGCGGGTGTTCTACGAATACCAGACGACCAGCGGCGTAGCAGGCGTGGGTTGTTCTCAAAAGCACCACTCAGGCTCTGAGCAGTACATTGAGAAGGCTGAAAAGTTGCTTCGCGATATGCGCGTTATTTAAAAAAAGGGGCCCCGTGGATTAGACGGGGCCCAAGTTGGCAACCACACAATAAGGAGATACCGTGGCGTTCCTCGATTTTATATCAAAATTAGCCCCTGAAGGCGAGACCGCACTAATCGTGCGTCAAAAACCAAAACTAAAAGACGGTCAGTACGACTACCACGCCGACGGAGCGCTCAAGTGCACATGGCCCGCCATGCTGCCCACCGCCCGCGTCAAGGATGACTGGGCTATCTACGGCAACACCGCCTCGTTCATCATCGACCGCTTCATCGACGGGCACCCGTCAGCGTCAGCGGCCAACTGTGAGTACGTGCTCGTCATGGTGCTGGACGACGTGGGCACCAAGGCCAAGACGCCCGCCCTGCAACCGACGTGGATCATCGAGACATCCGAGGGCTCCTACCAGTGGGGCTACGTCTTCAGCGAGCAGCCGCCCAAGGCCGAGTTCACCGCAGCTATCAAAGCCATCGCCGACGCAGGCTACACCGACCCTGGCGCCATCAACGCCGTGCGCAACTTCCGCATCCCTGGCTCGGTCAATCTGAAGCCTGGCCGTGACATGTTCCGCTCTGCGCTGGTCGAGTTCCACCCCGAGCGCGACTTCACGCTGGCCGGCATCTGCGACGCTCTCGGTGTCACGCCTGCCGCGCCTGAGTCCGTCTACTCACCCATCCGCCTGTCGGACGACGGTGCTGACGACGTGCTCGCATGGCTGTCAGACCAAGGCATGGTGCTCTCACGCCCCAACCCTCAAGGCTGGGCCGGCATCATCTGCCCGAACAACGCCCAGCACTCCGACGGCAACCCCGAGGGCCGCTACATGGCGTCGAATCGTGCGTTCTGCTGCTTGCATGGCCATTGCGTCGACTTTGACAGTGCGACGTTTCTCGAATGGGTCGCTCAGAACGGTGGCCCCAAGCACACGCCTGGTCTGCGCGAGGAACTGCTGGCCACTGCGATGGAGTCAGCATTGAGTAAGCTGGCGCCCACGGCTGAGTTCCCCGACGTGGCCGCCACGCTCGTCGCCGAGGTGGAGCGCAAGGAGCTGGGCCGCATCGAGCGTGACGGCTGGTACGACCGTTTCGCCTACCTGCAAGACGACGAAGCCTTCTTCGACTTAGCCGACCGCCGCGAGATCGCACGATCTACCTTCAACGCCCTGTTTCGCCACATCAAGTGCCTGTCGGTGCACGCCAGTGGCAAGACCCCGCGCCGCATCGAAGCGTCGATCTGCTTTGATGAGAACCGCCAAGCCAAGGGCGCCAAGTCGCTCGTCGGCATCACCTACGCTGCGGGCTCGGACGTGCTGGTCGCCCGTGAGGGTCTGGTCTACGGCAACCGCTGGAAAGACGCTCGCCCTGCACCTGTCGCCGGTGACGTGTCGCCGTGGCTCAAGCACCTTGAGCGCATGGTACCGATCGCCTACGAGCGCGAGCACCTGCTCAACGTGTTGGCCCATAAGGTGCAGTACCCCGCCCATAAGATCAACCACGCCGTGCTCATCGGTGGCCACCCTGGTTCAGGCAAGGACACCCTGCTCGCGCCGTTCTTCTGGGCCATCGGTGGCAACGCCAAGACGAATTGCTCTCTCGTGCGCAACGAGGAGCTCACCCAGCAGTGGGGATATGCGCTCGAGTGCGAAGTGATGGAAATCGCCGAGCTGCGCCAATCTGACGCCAAGGATCGCCGCGCTCTCGAGAACACGTTGAAGCCCATCATCGCCGCCCCGCCTGAGCTGCTATCAATCCAGCGTAAAGGGCTGCACCCGTACATGGCCTTGAACCGCGTGCTCGTGGTGGCCTTCTCAAACGAGCGCGCCGCCATCGCTATCCCTTCGGATGATCGCCGCTGGTTCTGCCTGTGGGCAGATGTCGCTCGTATGCCCGAGCAAGAGGCAACCGCTCTGTGGAACTGGTACACCAACTGTGGCGGCTTCGCTGCCGTGGCTGCCCACCTGCACGCTCGTGACGTGTCAGCGTTCAACCCGAGCGCGCCCCCGCCCATGACCGAAGCCAAGATGATCATGGTCGAGCAAGGTCGTTCAATCGGTGAGTCTTACCTCGTCGACGTCATCACGCGCCGCCTCGGTGACTTCTCGGAGGGCGTGGTGGCTGCGCCCTTCTATGCGCTCTGCGATCGTCTGCAAGGCCAAGCGGCCCCAGGCATCAAACTGGTACCCGCTGCACTGATGCACGCGCTTAAGGAGGCCGGTTGGATTGATTGTGGCCGCCTGGCATCACGCGAGCACGGGACCAAGAAGCACATATTCTGCGCGCCTGAGCTGGCCGGCCTGACCAAGTCAGAGCTGCGCAGGTTGGGTGAGAAGGTATCGACGTAAAAAAAGGGCCCCTAGTTGGGGCCCTTCTGCTATTTAATTATCATTTTATCTACATGGGCGCGTCAGGCGGGGGCGGGCGCGTGTAGTCGTTTGGTGGGGGCTGCGTCGGGAATGGCCACATAGTCAAAGCCCCAGCAATATGGCCAGCAGGGCCGCAATGATAATGGCCACAATCATGCCAGCACCTCACGAATGAACGCGCGCACGCCTGGGCTAACCTCCGCCTCCAAGGCCATTAGGGCTGCGCGCAGCTGCTTGTAGCCTTCGTGCCATTCGTCGGCCTCAATGCGCAGGTCCGCATAGGCTGCGCGCTCGAGGTCCAATTCATCCCTGAGCCCGTCGCGCTCGGTGGCCAGGTCGTCAAGCTGGGCCTGCATGGCCACCTCATCACCCAGGGCTGCGTGCATGTCGTCAATGCGGGCCAGCACGGCCGCGGTTTCGGTGTAGCCTTCGGCATATGCTAGGCGCTCTCGTTCTGAATTAGTCATATATTCCCCTGGTGTTCAAAATCCATATCAAAAACGGCGACGTAGAAGCCACCGCGCGAAGCATGCACGCGGTAAGAGTAACCCTGCGCGTCGGCGTAATTCAATTGATCGGCCAGGCGCTGGGCCTGGTCCTTTGTTTTAAAGTAGGTCAAAATAATGCCTTATCCCTTCTTCGTCGCGGTATGCGACGGGTTCTATAGCCGCGTCGATAACGTCGGCCAGCTCTTCTTCTATGCTGCCGTCGGCGTGCTCGCTGCCTAAGTAAGCCGCGTGCTCAGGCGCGTAAGTTAATATTTTCATTTTGTGACTCTCCAGTGTAGGTTTTGGGCCTGGGCGTGGTGGCCCAGCATCTCGCGAATGATTGAATGCCGCGCGGGCCTATGCTCGCGCAGGCGTGATTCTGGCCGCATGCGGCCGTATAACGCGCGTATGACGTCGCGCGGGCCGGCGTGGGTATGCACGCGCAGCCTTAAGTAGGTGCTAAATATAACCTCTCCCTTTAATGTAATGCAGCGGCCGCGGGCCGGTGTACTGCCTACGCAGCGTGGGCGTATCTTCGTCGACTAGGTACGGCCGACGCTGCGCATCTAACCGTATTTCATCCCCTGGGTTTATAGGCGCGCCGGTTTTACTACACTGGCCAGGATATCGTGCTCTCATAATTTAACCTTCTAGGTTACTGGGCAAAATCGCCCAGCATAGGACCGACACGCGGCCCTACACTGGAAAATTTACGCGGCCGCCTGCAGCATGATCACGCGGCGCTTATGGCCTAGCGCATGATCCGCAATCACGACGTCGCGCGCGGCCTTCGACGTACCCGCGCATAACATGCATTTGTCGCAGGTGGCTTTTTTGCCACCTTCTGCCGACGCTGGGCACGTTATCTCACCTGGTTGACGATCAACGCCGACACTTACACGAAAAACCCGCATGCCAAAAAGATTAGCCTGCGCTGCTTCGTCGGCCGTGTCGGCACTGGCCATAACCAGGGGCGCCCACGCGGCGTGATCGAACCCGACCGACTGCCACTGATGCGAGTAGCCAACATGGCCGGCCGTGTCGGCTAATATTTCCTGCCACATGGCCACTGGCGCGGCCGCTGGGTCCCCATATGTGCCTAGTCTGATTTTACGGCCGGCGAGGGCCGCGCGAAGTTGCGCGGGCGTAACCTTAACGTATCGGCCGCGCTTATATGCTTCAAATACACTACGTACGGACCGGCTGACGTTTACATAGCAGGGAATCTCGCCGGTTTCCCTGGCCAAAATAGGCCGGTGGCCACACTGGCCGCAGATGCTTAGATCCTGGCCGGTTTTAAGTGCTTCGACTGGGCCGACGTCGCTGCGAATAATGAAAGTTTGCACGAGATCGGCGCCGGTTTTCTCGTTTGCGCTGCCTAACAGTCTGTTGACGATAACGACAATCGGCCGGCCGTCGATCTCGCTGGGCCCCTCATATGCGATATATCCTAGAATTTTCATGCTGCCACCTTATAGGTTGAGTAAGACCGGATCGGGCTGCGCGCGTTTGTATGCTTTTGAATGATCGAGTATTCGACGCCGGCCGCAGCCAACTCGTCGAGTAAACGGGCAAAATCAAGCCCGATCTCTTCGGCCGTGGTGCCTTCTTTAATAGTTAATCTCATGACTGCACCAAAACGTCAAAATAAGACAACATGCACGCGAGCAGGACCGCGGCGACGACTAAGCCGGCGACAACGCGCGCGGCGACTTCTAAAAAATTCAACATGGCCAACACCTTATTAGCTACGCTGCAAAATTGCAGCCCAGTGCACTACACGTAGTGCACCAGGCTGCATTTTTAGAAGTATTCGCGAGCTTGATAGAAATAGTCGGCCAGGCTGCAATATTTAGGTAGACCGGCGCCTGGGTTAACGTCGACGAATTCGAGCTGCACATCATGTATCGTGTCGGCGTCGGCCGTAAAAATTTCTGGCATGTTGTTGATACAGTCTTCTATTGCATACCGGTAGCCGTCGCCTTCGCCGCTGCTAATTTCTTCGCCGTTATATATTGCGGTAACTTCGATCATGATAAACACCTTATAAATGCATACCGTTGTTGGTATGTAGTTATTGTAAGGGATTTTCTAGCATTGTCAAGGATTTATTTACTAGGTGTTTTCCCGTGGGCTATGTTGTCGCCATGTTGGCTATAGGCGCGGCCCAAAGTGCCGACGCTGCGGGCCGCATAAATACAGGGGTTTTTACATTTGTTGGCTATATTGTCATGAAATAAGGTTGAATCTAAAGTAGATTTTTATGTAGTACTATAGTAGTATACAGTATATAGTACAGGACGCAGCCAGCGATTTAATTTCCGTGACAAATAGCCAACATAGCCAACAAAATCAATTTGATAACTATAAATTGTGGTCAGTTGTTGGCTATGTTGGCTATCAAAAACAAATAGCCAACATAGCCAACAAATAGTTGGCCGCGGCCGATCGACTTTAAAACGACTGCCAACATAGCCAACATAGCCAACACCTGGCCGGCGCCTGGCCGCGCTGCCTGCCTGCTGGCCGGCCGCGTGCATTCCACATTGTGGGGGGTACCCAGGGCCGACGACGAAGGGCCGACAGCTACGGACGGATTACGAACAATTTTTATTTTTTAAATTTTTTATATATACTCACCCCCACATGCCGCAGGCACGGAAAACAAATGTTTCAGTCTCTACCTCTCACCATCCGCGAAGTCAAAGCCACTGAGGCGCGACTCAACGCAATCTACGACGCAGCCAAGCTCGGGCTTAAAGGCGACTCACTCGCATTAGCTGCTGGTATGCTCCCCGCCGAATACCGCCAGTTGTGCGTCCTCGACCCTGTTGCCGAGATGGCTGAGCAGAAGGGCCGCGCCGACGGCGAGCGCCAACTCTCAGAAGTCATGCACAAGGCCGCCCTCGAAGGCGACGCTAAAGCAGCGCTTGAGATCCTCAAGCATCAACACGGCTGGGTGGCCAAGCAGGCTATCTCGGTCGAAGTCGACCAACGCATCTCCATCACAGGCGCACTAGCTAAGGCTAACGAGCGCGTACTGGAGTTCATCAACGCCGAGGTCCTAGAGGCCCGACCAGCGCCACGACATGCAAACAACAATCTACTCGGCTGAAGACGAACAAGAACTGATGGCGCGCCTGTGGGCGCCTTCGCTCAAAGACAACCCGCTGGCGTTCGTGATGTACGCGTTCCCTTGGGGTCAGCCAGGCACACCGCTGGAAAACTTCAGTGGGCCACGCAAGTGGCAGCGGGAGGTGCTGCAAGACATCGCCGAGCACATCAAGCAGAACCAAGGGCAGATCGACTTCAACACGCTACGGGAAGCCATCTCGTCTGGCCGCGGTATCGGCAAGTCAGCGCTGGTCAGCTGGCTGACGATCTGGATGCTATCGACTAGAATCGGCTCGACGACCATCATCTCTGCTAACAGTGAGGCACAGCTACGTTCGGTCACATGGGCGGAGATTACTAAGTGGCTGGCGATGTCACTCAACTCGCACTGGTTTGAAGTCTCGGCGACGCGACTGATGCCGGCCAAGTGGATCACGGAACTGGTCGAGCGGGATTTGAAAAAGGGCACACGCTACTGGGGCGTTGAGGGTCGGCTGTGGTCAGCTGAGAATCCCGACGCCTACGCGGGGGTACACAACTACGACGGCGTGATGGTGATCTTCGACGAGGCCAGTGGTATCGACGACGCCATCTGGGCGGTGACCGCCGGCTTCTTCACTGAGAACACGCCCAACCGCTTCTGGATGGCGTTTAGCAACCCACGGCGCAACACGGGGTACTTCTACGAGTGCTTCAACTCCAAGCGGGAGTTCTGGACAAACAAGGTAGTGGACGCGCGGTCGGTCGAAGGGACGGACAAGCAGGTCTACCAGCAGATCATCGACGAGTACGGCCCCGACTCCAGTCAGGCGCACGTTGAGGTGTACGGTCAGTTCCCGAACGCGGGGGATGACCAGTTCATCGGCGCGACGGTGGTGGACGACGCGATGAACAGGACTAAGTATCAGGACATGAGCGCCCCGATCATCATCGGCGTGGATCCGGCTCGGTTCGGGGCTGACGCGACGGTGATCGCGGTCAGGCAGGGGCGGGACATCGTGAAGATCATGCGCCACCGAGGCGACGACACGATGACGGTCGTGGGGCATGTGATCGAGGCGATCGAGGAGTTTAAGCCGGCGCTGGTGGTGATCGACGAGGGCGGACTGGGCGCTGGCATCGTGGACCGGCTGAAGGAACAGCGCTACAAGGTCAAGGGCGTGAACTTTGGAAATAAGTCGTCGTCACCGATCATGTACGGCAACAAAAGGGCTGAAATGTGGGGGAAAATGAGGGACTGGCTGAAAACAGCTAGTATTCCGAAGGATAGGTTCTTGAAAACCGATTTGATTTCGCCTATGATGAAGCCTGATTCACGTGGAACAATCTTCTTAGAGTCGAAAAAAGACATGAAATCGCGTGGTTTAGCCTCTCCCGACGCGGCGGATGCTATCTGCGTGACTTTTGCCTTCCCTGTGGCTCACAGGGAGTATACTGACGCCAAACGCCGTACTGTCTACGAGCGTAGCAGCGTCGCAACAGGTTGGATGGGGAGTTAAATGGCACTAAAAGCCCTGCAAAACTGCGCAATCATTGAGCGCGACGTTGAAAAACACGCGTTTCTTGAACTTCTGTCGAGTGAAAAGCAGGAAACAGGCATCGTGGTAGCCGCTGGCCCTGATTGCAAGGACTTAAAGATCGGTGATCACGTATACTTCGGCGTAGGGCAAGAATTTACATACGAGAAGATAGGCTACATTGTCATGCGCGAGCCCCACGTATTAGGAGTCCTACATGAGTGATATTACTTCCGCAGCAGCGGTAGCCGCTGGCGGTAAGCCTAAGAACAGTCAATCAGATGTGCTGGCGCTTGCGCGCACGCGTCTTGATATGGCTGTTTCTGCGCTTTCTGAGTCTCGTGAGGATGAGATTGACGATTTGAAGTTCTACGCAGGCTCGCCTGACAACCATTGGCAGTGGCCAGCCGACGTGCTGGCGACCCGTGGTGCTGTGCAGGGTCAGACGATCAACGCGCGACCCACACTGACAATCAACAAGCTGCCGCAGCACGTGCGTCAGGTGACCAACGACCAGCGGCAGAACCGCCCAGGCGCTAAGGTCATCCCCGTGGATGACAACGCCGACGTGGAGATCGCAGAGATTTTCAACGGTCTGATCCGCCATATTGAGTACATTTCCGACGCTGACGTGGCCTATGACACTGCTTGTGAGAACCAAGTGGCGTACGGCGAGGGCTACATTCGCCTGCTGACTGAATACTGCGACGATAACTCGTTTGAGCAGGACATCAAGATTGGCCGCGTGCGTAACAGCTTCTCCGTCTACATGGACCCGCTGATCCAAGACCCTACTGGCGCGGATGCCAAGTGGTGCTTCATTACTGAAGACGTCACCAAGCTCGAATACGAGCGTATGTACCCAGATGCGACACCCATCACGACTTTGCAGTCGTTGGGGGTGGGCGACCAGTCGATCAGCAACTGGCTGAACGAAGACACCGTCCGCATTGCGGATTACTACTACATCGACTACGACCGCACGACATTGAACCTGTACCCAGGCAATGCCACGGCGTTCGAGGGCACTCCCGAAGACAAACAGCTGCGCGCCGTGTACGGCAAACCTAAGCGCACCCGCGAGTCCGACCGCCCAAAGGTCAAATACTGCAAGATCAACGGATATGAAATCCTCGAAGAACGCGAATGGGCGGGCAAGTGGATCCCAGTCATCCGTATTGTCGGTAATGAGTTTGAAGTTGATGGCCGTCTGTATGTGTCTGGTCTTGTGCGTAATGCCAAGGATGCACAACGCATGTACAACTACTGGGTGTCCCAAGAGGCCGAGATGCTTGCATTGGCTCCTAAAGCCCCATTCATAGGCTACGGCGGTCAATTTGAAGGCTACGAAGACAAGTGGAAGACAGCTAACACCAACAACTGGCCGTACCTAGAGGTCAACCCTGACGTCACGGACGGTGCAGGTAATATGTTGCCCTTGCCACAGCGTGCGCAGCCTCCTATGGCATCTAGCGGCCTTCTGCAAGCCAAGGCTGGCGCTGCTGAAGACATCAAAGCAACGACTGGTCAGTACAACGCATCTTTGGGCATGGGCTCGAACGAACGCTCAGGCAAAGCCATCTTGGCCCGCCAGCGCGAGGGTGACGTAGGTACTTACCACTACGGTGACAACTTGGCTCGCGGCGTGCGTCATATCGCCCGTCAGATTATCGACTTGGCACCTAAGATTTACGACACGCAACGTGTGGCCCGTATCATCGGTGAAGATGGCGACACGAAAATGGTCAAGATCAACCCTGAGCAGGATCAAGCGGTCAACAAGATCGTGGACGAGCAAGGCATTGTGATCGAGAAGATCTACAACCCAAGCGTTGGCAAGTACGACGTGGTGGCTACGACTGGCCCAGGCTACGCTACCAAACGCCAAGAAGCGCTGGAAGCTATGGCTCAGCTGTTGCAGGGCAACCCACAACTCTGGCAAGTGGCCGGCGACCTGTTTGTCAAGAACATGGACTGGCCAGGTGCTCAAGAGATGTCGGCTCGATTCAAGAAGACCATTGACCCCAAAATCCTCGAATCTGGCGACAAGCCACCAGAACTGCAAGCTGCTGAACAGCAGATCCAAGCGATGGGCGCGGAGATGGAGCAAATGCACCAGATGATCCAGAACGTGGGCAAATCGATCGAAGTGCAAGAGCAGCGCCGCAAAGACTACGAAGCTGAGATCAAGGCTTACCAAGCTGAGACACAGCGCATTACAGCTACGCAGGCGGGCATGAACGAGCAGCAGATTCAAGACATCGCTATGGGCGTGGTGGCGGCTGCAATGGAATCCAACGGTCAAATTGGTGGTATTCCAGAGATGGAAGAACAACAAATGGATGTTGGCATGGAGGGTATGCCTGAAGAGCCGCAGCCTATGCAACCGATGGAGATGCCACAATGACCGCCGCACAATTGATGGGTTTGCTGTTCTTGGGCCGCAACGTGGCGCATTCAGTGCATCTGAACACACGTAGTTACTCTAAGCATGTGGCCCTCAACACGTTCTATGACGAAGTCATTGACGTTGCTGACGCGTTTGCTGAAGCCTATCAAGGCCGTCATGGCCTGATTGGGCCGATTGCTATTCCAGCAGCCAAGAAGACAACTAACATCATCGAGTTCTTGCAAGATCAACTTGCTGAGATCGAAAAAGGTCGGTACGATGTATGTGATAAATCCGACTCATCGTTGCAGCAATTGATAGATAATATCGTTGAGCTGTACTTGACCACCTTGTACAAACTAAGGTTTTTAGCATGACTACACCATTTGTTTCACAAACCCAATACGGTAAAAATGAAGATTTCGCGCTTCAAGTTGCCCGCAATCAAATTCAAGGGCATGAAGTAGTCAACGTGTTTGGCTTTGCATCTGCTGTCAGTACCAGCTTTGTATCTGTCTGGGAAAACAACGCTGCGTATGTGTTTCCTACTGTTGCATCGACTATGGTTGTGTCTAGTAGCTCCGCTTCCGACACGGCAGTCAGTGTTCAAATTTTCGGCTTAGACGCAGACTACAACCGCATTACGGAAGTAGTTGCGTTGAATGGCACAAGTGATGTGGCCACAACAAAGTCTTATTTCCGCATTAACAACGTGATAACTACCGCAGGCGCTGCCGTTGGCACCATGTACGTTAAGGATGCTGGCGGCACAACTTATGCGCAAATCGCTATTGGCAATGGCAAAACTAACATGTCTGTTTACACCGTCCCCGCAGGCTACACAGCGTACATGACTCAGTTTGATGGGTTCTCATCTACATCGGTAACTTCCGGCGTATTTGCAACCATCAGAGCACTTATTACAAGCTCTACAGGTATCAGTAACGTCGTTATTGCCGCTCCGTTTTTAAACACTTTTGCGGTTACACGGCCATACCCGAATGTACTTGCTGAAAAGGTGGACTTTCAATTGCAATGTAAATCTAGTGGCGCAGGCTTATGCATTGGCGTCTTGGGAATCGGCGTTTTGATTAAAAATGAAACTGGGTATTGAGAATGTCAAACTACACCGCCATCACCGCAACCAAACAGATTAAAGTCGGGGCAGGCAAACTGAACGGCATCTTTGTAAGCTCTGTCTCGGGTTCACCCACGATCACGGTTTATGATTCTGGCGCGTCCAGCAATTCAGATCCTGTGGTTTTGGCCACTTTTATCCCTACTGCAAACACCAACCACAACTTTTTCCAAGGTTTGTACCTTAGCAAAGGGATTTATGTGGTGCTCGGTGGTACAGTGAGCGCAACTATTAGCTACGAATAAGGACTCATAATGGCCGTCTTTCTCTCCCCCGTGGGCGGCGTTGCGGCCCAGTTCTTTACCAATAGCGGTGTTCCGTTAACTGGCGGTAAGCTGTACACATATGCTGCGGGCACGACTACACCGTTGCCCAGCTATACAACATCTGCCGGTAGCACTGCGCGCACAAACCCCATTGTTTTAAATTCTGCTGGGCGTGTGCCTGACGGCGGCGAAATATGGATTACGTCAGCGTCATATAAGTTTGTTCTTACCGATTCAGCAGACGTATTGATTGCGACTTACAACAATATTTCTGGAGTTGGCGCAGCGGCTTACCAAATCCAAAATTTTACGGGCACTGGATCACAAGCTATATTTACGTTAAGTGCGGCATCTTTTGGCGAAGATTACACATTTGTGTACATAAATGGTGTTTACCAAAATAAAAACACATACGCCGTTGATAGTACTACATTGACCTTTTCTGAAGCGCCGCCCACAACTTCAAAAATTGAAGTCATGTTTAACTAAACGGAATAATTATGGCCAACACAAAAATCTCCGCGCTAACTGGCGCAACCACGCCGCTTGCCGGTACGGAAGTTTTGCCGCTTGTTCAGTCAGGCGCTACGGTAAAAGTTGCAGTCAGTGACTTAACAACCGGACGTTCAATAAGTGTTTCTGGGCTAACTAATACTGGATTAACCGCCAGTAAGCCTGTTTTTACAGATGCAAGCAAACTCTTGACCAGTACTGGCGTAGTGCCGGTGGCTAACGGCGGCACAAACGCATCTGCCGCAAGCATTATTGCGTTTAACAATATTACTGGTTACACAGCTTCTGGTGCTACTGGAACAACAAGCACAAACTTAGTTTTTTCTACAAGCCCGTCAATTACAACACCAACATTGGTGGGGGATGTAACGTTAAGCACAGGAAATGTAATCCTTAGCACATCTGGCAAGGGAGTTGATTTCTCTGCTACGCCAGGCACAGGCACAAGTGAATTATTTGCTGACTATGAAGAAGGCACTTGGACGCCTACCGACGCAAGCGGTGCAAGTTTGTCAATTACTGTAAACGCCGCTTATTACACAAAAATTGGTCGAACAATCAATTTTTATCTTGATGTTACATATCCATCAACTGCAAATGCAAGCAACGCATATTTATCTTTACCATTTACCCCAACTGCCGATGGTGCGGGTAGTATTGGGTATAACAATATTGCTTATGCAACACAATTATTTGTTAACGTGGCAAGTTCAGTAGGCATAGTAAGACTGTTAACTAATGCTGGAATTACATTGACAAATGCCGCTTTGTCTACAAAACGTTTTCAAATCACAGGCCAATATATTTAAGGAAAAACAATGTCGCTAACAAAAGTTTCGTATTCAATGATAAATGGCGAAGTCTATAATATTTTAGATTTTGGCGCTGTTTCTGGTAGCAATGTTATTACCGCTGTTAATTTAGCACTTACTACCATAGGTGATACAAACCCTGCTTCATTGGTATTTCCCGAAGGCACATGGATTGTAAATACAAACACAGATTGGTCTGCATACAAAAACGTTACTTTTATTTTTTATCAAGGCGCCGTTTTAAGTCATAGCACCTTTAATGTAACGTTGCCACAAAACGTAGAAACGGGCACAACAATAAACAATTGCTTTTCTGGCACGGGTACATTGACGGTAAAAAATAAAGATGCGTTTACCTTGACCCCGCCACCTAGCGGTTGGTTGACATATTCCAACTATGCCATTGGCATCAATGCACTTGAATCCAATACAGAAGGAACCAATAACTTTGCTTGGGGCGCAAATGCTCTTAGGTCTAACACGCTTGGAAGCAGCAACATTGCAATCGGTAATGACACGCTCAAGACTGTGCAAGGCACGCAAACCGTGCCTGTAGGTACATTTACCTGCGAAGGTTGGAACAACATCTGCATTGGTGATACCTCTGGCCGCGACATTACAACAGGCTTTGAAAACCTCGGCGTAGGCGCGTTGACACTCCAGCAATTGACAACTGGCGCATGGAACGTAGCCGTAGGTCACGATTCCCAAATTCTTAACCAAACTGGCGATAGCAATACTTCAGTTGGCGCATATGCTCTTGTAACAAACTTGTCGGCTAATAATACTGCAATGGGTTGGGCTGCATTAGAAAACCAAGTTACAGGCGGCAATACTGCGGTTGGATTTGTTGCAATGAACGCTAATAATACTGGGTCTGGAAATTCAGTTTATGGCGCAGATGCAATGCGTTCTTCACTTGCAATTAATGATTGCGTTGTTGTAGGTTCGGAAGCAATGAAAAATGTTGTTTCTGGGGCGAATCAATGTACAGTAGTTGGCACACAGGCGCTTGGACAGATGACTACTGGTGGCGGTACAAATACAACAGCAATTGGTTTTCAAGCGTTACTAGCGTTAAGTTCAGGCGATAATAATACTGCTGTGGGTACTAGTTGCTTGGCTTCTGCCACAACAGTTGTAAATTGTTTTGGTATTGGTGTTAATGCTCAAGTTACTGGTAGCAATCAAGGTCAACTGGGAGATAGCGCTGTTACAACTTACGCATATGGCGCAGTCCAAAATAGGTCGGATGCGCGGGATAAAACAGACGTTCGTAACACTGAACTTGGGCTGTCTTTTATTAATGCGTTACGTCCAGTTGATTTTAAATGGGACTATCGTGATGATTATAGAAAAAGCATAGACGAAGCGCCAAAAGAACCAAATTTTCCAGGCGTTAAAGCTGACAAAGCAGAAAAAGACGCATACAAAGCGGCTTTGATTGTTTTCAAGGCTCAGAAAACTGAATGGCAAGAAAAGAACAAACTTTCAAATGTTGTTCGTGACGGCAGCAAAAAACGCAACCGTTTCCATCATGGTTTGATTGCTCAAGAAGTAAAAGCTGTTTGTGATGCTGCTGGCGTAGAGTTTGGCGGCTACCAAGACCACAGTGTTAAAGGTGGGGACGATGTTCTTTCAATTGGATATGAGGAACTAATTGCACCTTTGATTAAAGCAGTTCAAGAACTGTCTGCACAAGTTGCGGCATTAAAAGCGTAATAACTGTACCAGTGCGGTTTACTGGAAACCTTAATGCCTGGCTGGATGGTCAGGCTGGAAACAAGGAAAATGTATGTTGGAAAAAATTATCTCTGTTGATTTGATTGAAGTTGCTGAAAACGGCTCAATTCAAGTGCGCACCAAAACCGCTATTAAAGAAGATGGCGTGGAAATCAATAGCAAGTTCCACCGCCATGTTGTTGCGCCTGGTGCTGACTACAGCGGTGAAGATGCCAGAGTGAAAGCCATTGCCGCATCTATCCACACACTTGAAGTGATTGCTGCTTATCAAAAAAAACTTGCAGAATAACAAATTCCTGCCGCATAATAGCGGCACAAACTGTATCGGCCCAGTAGACCGAGGAATCGAAGGATTCGTAAATGACTGAAGAAGTCCAAGCCTTAGCGGAAGTTGACTCCGCGTCTGCACCAGAAGTGACGGCCACTCCTGAAAGTGTTGAAAGTACGCCGGAAGTCGCTGAAACCCAGCCTGCCAAGACGTTTTCGCAAGAAGACCTTGACGCTGCAATCGGCAAACGCCTCGCAAGAGAGCAACGTAAGTGGGAACGAGAGCAAGCACAACGCGCTGTGGAAACACAAGTGTTGAGAGCGCCAGTGGATTCATATGAGGGCGGTGATGCAACAGTCTTGCAAAAGGCTGAAGAAATCATTGCTAAACGTGACGCCGCAAAGCAGCAATCCGCTATTCTCGAAAGCTATCAAGAGCGTGAAGAAACAGCTCGGGATAAATACGATGACTTCGAGCAAGTCGCGTACAACCCCAAACTGTCAATCACAAACGTGATGGCTGAAACGATCCAGTCTTCGGACATTGGCCCTGAGTTAGCTTACTACCTCGGTTCCAACCCCAAGGACGCGGAACGCATCTCACGCATGACGCCACTCGGTCAGGCGAAGGAAATTGGGAAGATTGAGGCTAAATTAGCTTCAGACCCCCCAGTAAAACGAACCACATCTGCGCCAGCGCCGATTTCACCTGTCTCTGCACGAACCTCTGGTTCGCCAGCTCACGATACTACGGATCCACGGTCTATCAAGACCATGACGACCTCGCAATGGATTGAAGCTGAACGTGCACGACAGTTGAAGAAATTTGCTGGCCAGACCCGCTAAAACAACTTCTTAAGGAATTTATATGAGTAACTCGATCCTAACCATTGACATGATCACACGCAAGTCTTTGGAAATATTGGAAAACAACCTTGTTTTGACCCGTAACGTGAACCGCCAGTACGACGACAGCTTCGCTGTTGAAGGCGCCAAGATCGGTTCTACACTGCGTATCCGTTTGCCCGACCGCGCTCTGGTGACTGACGGCGCCGCCTTGCAAGTGCAAGACGACAATGAACAGTACACAACTTTGACTGTGAACAACCAAAAGCACATCGGTGTCAACTTCACATCAGCTGAATTGACCATGCAATTGGACGACTTCGCTGAGCGTGTGTTGAAGCCTCGTATCAGCCAATTGGCATCGTCTATCGACGCTGACGTGGCTAACACCTACAAAACCATCGGTAACTCTGTTGGTACTCCTGGCACCACTCCTTCTACTTCTTTGGTCTTGTTGCAAGCCCAACAAAAGTTGAACGAAAACGCTGCTGTGATGTCTCCACGTTACGCTACTGTGAACCCTGCTGCTAACGCTGGCTTGGTTGAAGGCATGAAAGGTCTGTTCAACCCAACAGACACCGTCAGCCGTCAATTCAAGAACGGCATGATGGGCACTGGCGTGTTGGGTTTCGAAGAAATCAACATGTCTCAGTCTATCAAGCAATTCACAACTGGTACACGTGCTGCTACTGGCAACACTACTGGTGCTGCTGTGACTTCTGAAGGCGCAGCTACCCTCACATTGACTGTTGGCTCTGGTGAGTTGATCGCTGCTGGTGACGTGTTCACTATCGCCGATTGCTACGCTGTGAACCCACAAACTCGTGAGTCCACTGGTTCATTGTTCCAGTTCGTTGCTTTGTCTTCTTCGACAAGCACCACAACTGCTACCGTGACCGTTGCTCCGATCTACTCGGCTTCTAACGCTTTGGCTACCGTGAACACATTGCCTGCTACTGGCAAAGCTGTTGTGTTCGTTGGTGCTGCATCTACTCAGTACGCTCAAAACTTGGTGTACCACAAAGATGCGATCACATTCGCTACTGCCGACTTGTTGTTGCCTCAAGGCGTGGACATGGCTTCTCGCGCTGTTCACAACGGTATCAGCTTGCGCGTTGTTCGTCAGTACGACATCAACAACGACCGTATGCCTTGCCGTATCGACGTTCTCTATGGCTACAGCACGATCCGTCCTCAAATGGGCGTTCGTCTGTGGGGCTAATCTGAAACGGGGCTTCGGCCCCTTTCTTCGTTCTATCTTTTTTAAGGAAATTTATCATGGCACTCCCTAACGGCGCAGGCGGTTACCAAGTTGGTGACGGCAACCTCGGCGAAATCAGCTTTTCTAACTCTAGCGCACCTGTCGCATTGGCCGGCGCAGCCGTCACTATCACCGCAGCCGACTTGGCTGCTGGCGTGTGTACGATGGATGCTGGCGGCACTGACGCAGGCGCGTACGTGTTCCCAACAGGCGCGTTGCTCGACGCAGCGTTCCCTAGCCTTAAAGTTGGTTCAACATTCCAATGCTCTTTCATCAACATTGGTGACAACGCAGCGAATGATGTGACCTTTACTGCTGGCACAGGCAACACCCTTGTCGGTAACGACGTGATCCAAGATGCGGTGACTAAAACCAGCAACACATCTGGCACATTCCGTTTCCGCAAAACGGGCGACGCAGCGTACTCTATCTACCGCGTGTCTTAAACCTGAATGGGGCCTTCGGGCCCCTTTCTTAAAGGAAATATCATGGCAAACACTAAAGCTGTTGGCGTAGCATTCGCTGACCCTGCTCTTGACTCTGCCCAGTTCAAGTTGTACACCGTAGGCACTTTGCCTGCTGCGTCTACAGCCTTGGCTGGTACACGCGCCGCCGTTAGCGACTCAAACGCTGCCTATACCGCCGGTATTGGCGCTGCTGTTGCTACTGGTGGTTCTTACGTCGTTCCAGTCTTCTGTAACGGCTCGGCTTGGCTCATCGGCTAAACCAAACGGGCCTTCGGGCCCGTTCTTAAATAATGGTCATCTACCTAACACACCCCATCCACGGCGCTAAAGTAGCGACGATGGATTTAGAAGCTGAAGCTGATGAAAAGAACGGCTGGACTCGCTATAATCCTGACACGCCTTCGGAACCTGAAGCGGCTCCTGTGAACGTGCTGGAAGTTAAGCGCCGTCGTAAAGTGACTACCGAAGAGGTTTAAACATGACCACGTACACCGCTGGCGAACAAATCAATCGGGCGCTTAGGCTGCTCGGCGTGCTTGCCGAAGGTGAAACACCGTCTGCTTCCGTATCCCAAGACGCTTTGATGGCTATGAATCAGCTAATAGATTCATGGAACACTGAGCGTCTCTCCACATTCGTTACCCAAGACCAGATCTTCACTTGGCCAGCTGGCCTTGTCTCGCGTACTCTTGGCCCTAGCGGCGACTTCATTGGCTTGCGCCCCGTCTTGTTGGACGATGCAACTTACTTTCGTGACCCAGGCACAAACGTGTCTTTCGGCGTTAAGTTCATCAACCAGCAGCAATACAACGGCATCGCCGTCAAGACCGTGTCGTCCACGTACCCACAGGTGCTGTGGACAAACATGGGCTTTCCTGACGTAACACTGACAGTTTATCCTCGGCCAACACGCGACTTGGAGTGGCACTTTGTGTCTGTCCAAGAGCTGGACAAGCCTGCTAGTCTGTCTACGGTCTTGTACTACCCACCAGGCTACCTGCGTGCGTTCACGTACAACTTGGCGATGGAAATCGCGCCTGAGTTCGGCGTTGAGCCAAGCCCACAAGTGCAGCGCGTCGCAATGGTGTCTAAGCGTGATCTGAAGCGCATCAACAACCCAGACGACGTGATGTCGATGCCTTACGCTATTGTGGCGACTCGCCAGCGCTTCAACATCTACGCCGGTAACTATTAATGCAAACGCCTATCCTCGGCTCTAGCTATGTGGCCCGCAGCGTCAATGCTGCGGACAATCGGCTTATCAATTTATACCCAGAAATTGTCCCCGAGGCGGGCAAAGCACCTGCGTTCCTGAACCGCGCGCCTGGTCTGAACACGCTGGCTTCCGTAGGCTTCGGCCCCATCCGTGGTCTGTGGGCGTTCTCGTCTGACGACGGTGTGGCCTTCGTGGTGTCTGGAACTGAGCTATACAAGATCAACAACGCTTACGTGCCGACCAAAATCGGCGACGTGTCAGGCACCGGCCCTGTCAGCATGGCTGACAACGGCACGCAACTGTTCGTGGCCTGCGGCGGACCCAGCTACATCTACAACAACACAACCGCCGCCTTTGGACAGATCACGGACGTTGACTTCCCTGGCGCGCTAACTGTCTGCTATCTGGATGGCTACTTCGTCTTCAACGAGCCTAACAGCCAGAAGATGTGGGTGACTTCTATCCTAAACGGTACGTCCATCGACCCACTGGATTTCGCCAGCACCGAAGGTTCGCCTGACGGCTTGATCGCCGTGGCGTCCAACTTTCGTGAAGTTTGGGCCTTTGGAACTAACTCAATTGAAGTCTGGTACGACATTGGTGGGACTGGCTTTCCTCTGCAACGCATCCAAGGTGCTTTTAACGAGCTGGGCTGCGCTGCACCATTCTCCGTCATTAAGATGGACAACAGCATTTTCTGGTTGGGCCGCGACCGCCGTGGGCAAGGTATTGTCTACCGCGCCAACGGTTACACCGGCCAGCGCATCTCGACGCACGCTGTCGAGTGGCAGATCCAGCAGTACGCTGACCTGTCGGACGCCATTGGGTACTCGTACCAGCAGGACGGCCACAGTTTCTACGTGCTGATCTTCCCGTCGGCCAACACCACTTGGGTGTATGACGCGTCCACGCAAGCGTGGCATGAGCGTGCAGGTTGGGTCAACGGCGAGTTCACACGCCACCGTAGCAACTGCCAGACGGCGTTCAACAACAAGATTATTGTGGGCGACTTCGAGAACGGCAACATCTACTCGTTTGACATGACCGACTATTCGGACAATGGCCAGATTCAGAAGTGGTTGCGGTCGTGGCGTGCTCTGCCTCAAGGCCAGAACAACCTCAAGCGCACTGCGCAGCACAGCCTGCAACTCGACATTGAGGCTGGTGTTGGTTTGAACGGCTTTGTTCCAACTGAAACTTTGTATTTGACAACTGAAAACGAAGACTATTTAATTACAGAATCTAGTGACTATTTAATTACAGAACAATTGTCAGAAGCTGTGCAAGGCAGCGACCCACAGGTCATGCTGCGTTGGTCGGATGACGGTGGCCACACATGGTCCAATGAGCACTGGGCGCCCATTGGCAAGATCGGCGAGTACTATCGCCGCGTGTTCTGGCGTCGTCTGGGTATGACGATGAAGTTGCGCGACCGTGTGTACGAGCTGTCGGGCACTGACCCTGTGAAGATCAGCATTATGGGTGCTGAACTCATCCTAAGCGGAACAAATGCTTAACGTCCCCATCACACCCCCACGGGTGCCGTTGATCGACGAGCGCACGGGTCTGATTGACCGTGCGTGGTACATGTTTTTTCTGTCGCTGAATAACGCAGCTACATCCGTCATTGAAAACCCAGATGTTGGCCCTAGCCCTGAATCACTGATTGCGTCCTACGACGCAGCACTGCAAGCGCTGGCGCAAGATGTTGGTACGCAGCCGCCAGCAGTACAGACGCCTGTTGGCGATGACCCTGCTGTAGATAACGGTCTGCTGTCCACTGTCGCCGAGATGCAAAAGCAGATCGAAGCACTGGCATCAGCACCTTCGTCGACACAAGGTACGGTCACAGCAGTGACTGGCACAGCGCCTGTCGTGTCTAGCGGCGGCACAGCGCCTGACATCAGTATGCCAGCGGCCACCACGTCGGTCAGCGGCTACTTGACCAGCACAGACTGGAATACTTTTAATGGTAAGGTCACGTCTGTTTCAGTCGTCTCAGCCAACGGGCTGGAGGGTACTTCAAGCGGCGGGGCTACGCCTGCGCTGACGTTATCGACTTCGGTCACTGGCATTCTCAAGGGCAACGGTACAGCCATCTCGGCTGCGGTTGCCAACACAGACTATGTGCCGCTGTCCACGGTACTGACCAAGACGGCTGACTACACGATCACGAACACTGACATGTGGATCATCAACAACAAGACCGGCTCGGCCTTGACGTTGACGTTTCCCGCAGCCTCATCGTGGACTGGCCGTTCGATCACGGTCAAGAACTTGCAAGCGCAACTGGTCAATTCGGCATCTAGTAACATCGTGCCAATTGACAGCGCGTCAGCAGGTACAGCAATTCTTTTGGCAGTTGTAGGAAATTGGGCGACAATGGTGTCTGACGGCACTAATTGGGTCATCATGCACGCTGCCGCCAACAACTGTCTCTTATTGGAGTAAACCATGACCGTAACTGTTCGCGTCCTCGTACCGGCCAAATACGCCGAAAATACACAAACCACCCAGTACACCGCTACTGGCGTGACCACCATCATCGACAAGTTCACCGCGACGAACATCAGCGCCTCAGCGGCGACTGTTTCCGTCAACTTGGTGACGACTGCTGGCACTGCTGGCAACACCAACTTGATCACCAAGACCAAGACCTTGCAACCTGCTGAGGTCTACACTTTCCCCGAATTAGTAGGCCAAGTGTTGATGGCTGGCGACTTCATCAGTACAATCGCCGGAACAGCAAGCGCAATCAACATCCGCGTCAGCGGTCGTGAGGTGACCTAAATGAGTTTATGGACTGACATTCGAGATACAGCTGAATCAGCCGCTGTAGTTGCGGGCGATTATTTTTTGCCTGGTTCTTCACTGGTTACATCTAAGCTAACCAGCGAGGGGTCACAAGCGCAGCTGAACTCCAACTTAGGTAAATTAGCCCGTTTGGGCGCGTCTGGGGCAGGGGGCTATGAAGGCAATCTATCCAATTATGGTACCGCGCATGACAAAGTTGCCGGCGTATTTGGCGGCGGTACAGGCGGTCAGATCACAGGCCAGCAGGCCGTTGATGCGTTTAACGCGGGTAAGATCAGCCCGACTGAATTTGAAGCTATCGCTAACGGCGCCGGCACAACAATGCAAGGGCTATTGTCTGGCGGTGCGGGGTTATCAAAATATCTAACCCCCGCCGCCATTTTGGGTAGTTCGATTTTTGGTGCGCAAGCCGCATCTAAAGCAGCAGACACGCAAGCAGCAGCGCAATCGCAAGCCAACCAATTGGCGTACTCGATGTTCCAGCAACAGAACGCGCAACAAGAACCTTGGCGTCAAGCTGGTGTGACCGCGTTGGGTAAACTGTCAGCTGCGTCCGATTACACGCCCTTTGGCATGGATCAGTTCAAAGCTGACCCTGGCTACGCATTTCGCTTAAGTGAAGGCCAAAAGGCGTTGGACCGAAGTGCTGCCGCTCGTGGTGGCCTGATCTCAGGCACTGCATTGAAGGCTGCTACAGGTTACGGCCAAGAAATGGGTTCACAAGAGTACACCAACGCATTTAACCGTTACCAGACAGAGCGATCTGCCAAACTGCAACCTTTGCAATCGTTGGCTGGCATCGGCCAAAGTGCGACAAACGTGATGGGCGCCAATGCGGGCAACTACGCTGATACCGCAGGTCAAGGTATCGCCAATATCGGTAATGTCCAAGCTGCTGGTCAAATGGGCGGCGCTAATGCATTGGCCGGCGGTGTGAGTCAGTATCTGAACTATGCGGGTAATGAAAACTTACTAAACGCGCTTTCTAAGAGGACTGCATAATGCCATTAGACCCAAACATCGCGATGGGCTATCGCGGCATTGAAGTGCCGAATCAGCTGGCGCAGTATGGCCAAGTGCAACAGTTGCAAGCCAATCAGATGAAGATGCAAGAAGCGCAAGCTGCGGCTGAAGAACGCAACGCTTTGCGTCAGCTCAACCCTGCAAGTCCTGATTACGAGAATCAGCTGTTTAAGGTAAATCCACAGCTTGGTATCCAGTACCGTAAAGAACGTTCCGCAGCCGAAGCCAATGTAGCGCAAACACAAGTGCATCAGGCAGCTGCTGCAAAGGCACGCAATGATTTTATGGCGCAAGGTGAACGTGATCTGGCGCGGAGTCCATCTGACGCAAACATTACCGCTTGGGCCGAAGATACACAAGCAAGCAATCTTTTTAGCCCGCAAGAAAAAGCAGCCGCACAAAAACGTGCTGTTGAGATGTTGGCAATGCCTATTGGCGAACGTGAAAAAGCTATGTCTTTACGCGGCGCAACAACAGCTGATTACACTACCCGCCGTGGTCAGAACATGACCGACGCCCGCGCACGCGAACGTTTGGCGACTGAGACCGACCCTGCACTTCAACAGAAGCTGGCTGAAGCTAAAGCCTTGGGCGCAAACATGGCCAAAGACAAAGTGTTGCGTGAAACGCAATTACCAAAGGTCTTGGACACTGCCGAAATGGCGCTTAATGAAGTTGACGCGCTGATTGGTAAACGGGATAAAAACGGCAGACTGCTTATGGGTGAAAAACCACACGCAGGCTTTGGACCTGCGGTAGGTATGGGCGGTCTGGGCACGTTTGGTATTCCTGGTCTTGCTCAAGTTGTGCCAGGAACCGACGCGGCCGACTTTAAAACGCGTTTTGATCAAGTCAAGGGCGGCGCATTCTTGCAAGCGTTTGAAACGCTCAAAGGCGGCGGTTCTATCACCAACATCGAAGGCGACAAGGGTACGGCTGCGCTTAACCGTATGAGCTTAGCCCAAAGCGAAAAAGAGTTTGTTCAAGCTGCTCGCGAGTTCCAAGACGTTGTACGCAAAGGCGTGGAGCGGGCTAGTAAGTCGGCCGGTGCTCCTGCTACACCAGTAGCCCCTGCAACGCCGGTGCCTTCTGTTGTACGAGTGCCAGCTAACGCAATCACAAACCCTCAGTTCCCTGGCTTTAGCATAACTCCTGGAACACCATAATATGACCCGTTTTAACGTCACAGCGCCCGACGGCTCAATCATCCCTGTTGACGCTCCTGATGGTGCAACAGAGCAGCAAGCAATTGCGTTTGCTGCATCTACGTGGAAGCCTGCGCCCGCAGCACCCCAAGAACGAACTTTTGGGTTGGGGGATATTCTGTCCATGCCATTTGAGATGGGGGCTAATTTGGCGCAAAAGCCTCGCGCTGAGCAAGCCGCTTTCATTACCCCTACGGTTGAAGCGCTAGGCGCTGCTGGCGGCGGCGCAGTGGGCTCAATGGGTGGTCCACCAGGAGCTGTTGCTGGTGCTGGCGTTGGCTATGCCGCAGCAAAAGAACTGATGCGCTACGTATCTGGCGAAGCCAAGCCTGAGACTTTGCAACAGGCTGCTGTCCGTCAGACCCAGAATGCGCTGGAAGGCTCCACAATGGAAGCTGGCGGGCGAGTTGTTGCTAACGCTCTTGGTGATTTTGTTAAATACGCAGGTCCAAAACTCAGCAAAGCTGCAAGCGGTGTGGCCGATGTGCTTATGCCGTCTAGGCTCAAAGTGTCGGGTCTTGCCGACGCGCTGGAGAATAACCCCGAGATGATGGCTCGCGTAAAAGCGTTGCTTGAGCAAGGTAAAACTGTTGACGAAGCAGCGGCTATTACCGGCAGCACTGGTCTTGCGGCGTATGCTCAGAAGGCAAAGGGCGCCAACAACACTACGCAGCGCATGTACAACGAGCTTGATGCAGCCTTAAAAGCTACACAAACTAATCAACTTGCGACCGCTAGTCAAAATCTGAACGCGTTGAACCAGAAGAACATTCCTGTTGCTACTGCGTCGCCTACCGCACCTCGCCGTGCGGTTAAGCAGTCGCTCGCCGCCGAAGCCGCCGCACTGAAAGGCAAGCAGGCTGCAATGACTAGCCAGTTGACTGCTGAGCAGCAAGCTGCTGAAGCCGCGCTTGCAGGCGAACGTCAAGCGGTTGAAGGCGGTATTTCAAACGTCAGTCAGCTAGAAACTGGCCAAGCGTTGGCCAAAGCAAACGAAGAGATTTTGAAAAATACTCAGAAAACCGTTACCGGCCCTGCGTACCAAAAAGCCTTTGCCGCCGCCCCTGACGCAACAATTGACTTAACCAACTTGGCTGGCGTTGCCAAAGAACAGCGTGGAGAGCTACTTACTCAGCTCAAAGGGCTTGCACCTAACTCAGCAGCGTTATTAGAACGCTACGGCCCCCGCGAAGTGGAATCGGTAATTCAAGGCGTACCTGTCAAACAGACAGTCATGCCAGCGCCCATCACACTTGCGGAAGCCCACGCAATCCGACAAGCGATCAACATCGACCGCGCTGCGCTAAAAGGGTCCAACGAAGCTGGCGCAAACATTACGCGCAGCCGCTTGAATGAACTGTACGACTCGGTTAACAAAGCAATCGAGCGCGACGTTCCACAAGAAGCGCAAACGCTGTTCAAAAAAGCTAATGATTTGTTTAAAGAGCGAATTGTTGGCGTCCATCGTACTGGCCAGCCATCTAACCTGACCCGTACTAGCACGCTGAACGAGCCTATGCTTAAGCCTGGTGACATTGTGTCCAAGGCGATGGTCGATGAGGGCAGTACTTTGCAGTTTCTTAAAGTCTTTAAGCAAGACCCAGAGGCAATGCAAACACTAAAAACTGGCGTAGAAGACTTGTACCGTCAACAAGTAATGGCTGGCGGTAAAGCCGCTACACCTGAAGCGCACGCTAAGTTTATGTTTGACAACGCCAAGCAGCTTGGCGCGCTAGACTCCGCCGGCATGAATATCAGCGGTCGATTGAGCGAAATTGGGTCGCAAGTCAAGGGCGTAACGGAAGCCGAAAAAGCACTTGCTGCGCAGGCTAAGACAATCCCATCCAAAGTTACCGAGGCGTTCAAAGCCGAAGATGAAGCGCTGAATTTGGCGTCAAGCACTTTGGGCTTCAAACAGACCGACAAGCTGCGTAGCGCGGTAGTTAAAGATGCGGAAGTGGCTGGGCAGGCGTTGGCACGTATGGACGCGCCCGCTAAGTCTTCCTTGGCGCGCGGCGTTATGCAAGACGTAGGTAAAGCCAGTGATCCACTGAAACATTTGGTAGCTAATGAACAGGGCATCATGCGAGTTCTTAAGGCGCACGACCCTAAGACCGCCAAAGCCACGTTTGAAGAAGCAAAGAATATCGCTGAGCTGACAAAAATTGTCGAAGAGACAGGCAACAAGTTAGGTGTCAAAGCGCCAGTTAACGCTATGGCGACACAGCAAAATCTCAACAAGCTGACACAAGGCTTACCTGAGGTTAGGGCTGCTGTCGAAGAAGTTCAAGCGCAAATACAAAACGCTGAGACGTTTAAACGATTGGCTGCTCAAGGCGAACAAAACGTCTCTAAGCTGTTTAGCGTTGAAACAAAGCCGCATATGTTCCCTCTCAACAAGGTCTGGGCGATCGCAAACGCGGTGCTCACTAGGCTTGAAGGCAGGATTGACAAGAAGTTAGCTGTTGAGATTGCTACAGAATTGGCTAACTCATCTGCTACCGCTGCTGCTATTGGTAAAGTGCAAGCTAAACAGGCCAGCGTAGGCACGACAAGTAAAGCGATAGCCGAAGGCGTCAAGAAAGCGCCCGCTTTTGGTGTCGGTCAATCGGTAAACGCACTGCGTGAAGACTAAAAATGAGCGATCAAATTATTTTCAACTGGGCTATCGCAGTGGCTGGATTTCTGGGCGGATGGATTCTCAAAGTGATTTGGGACGCAATCGTGCGACTTCAAGAAGACTTAAAGAAGATGGATGACAAGATGCATGAAGACTTTGTAAGGCGCGATGATTTCAAAGACGCAGTCAAAGAAATCAAGGCCGACATGAAAGTTGGCTTCGCCAACTCCGACAAGATTCTGGGCCTGATCTTCAAAAAGTTAGATAACAAAGAAGACAAGTAATGTGCCGATAGGTACCGCCCTATTCGCCGCGACCACAGCGTTCCAGCTCGTCAAGGACGGCTGTGCGCTGTACAAAGAGATCAAAGGCGTCGCTGGTAACGTCAAGCAGATATACGACGAGATCAACGGGCAGTTTGCAGGCAAGAAGGTCTCAAAGGCCCAAGCCGATGAGATTACGAAAGAGAAGAAGCGGGTCGAGACTGTCTCCAAGGCTGACCCCACCGAGGTGATGTTCACGATTGGTGACAACTTGGGCGCCATGTTCGACGCCTTCGACACCCTCGAGGCCATCTTTTGGCAGCAGGAACGTGATGCCAAGAAGGTGCAGACAGGCTCACTCAAGCGGCTGGCCCTCAAGCGGATCTTGATACGCAATAAATTGCAGGCTATGCACGCCGAGATCAAGCATGTGATGATCTACGAGTCACCGCCAGAGCTGGGCTCACTGTGGTCTGACTTCGAGGCGATGCGAGGTAAGATAGAAGCCGAGCAAAAGACGGCGCGTGAGGACGTCCGAGACGCGAAGCGCCAAGAGGCGCTGATGCTGGAGGCTAAGAACCGAGCGATCGACGCGGGCGTAGCAGTGGCTGCATTACTTTTTCTTGGATGGATAATGTGGCAGATAAAAATTCAAACAGTGGCACGGGCGTCTTTCTGGCTCACCTGATGGTGCTGCTGGTGCTGGTCGTCGTGCTGGCCTTTTCGTTCATCTCATACGTCGAGACGCTGTGGATGAAAGAAGAGATCAAACGAGAAGCCAAAGAACTACGCAAACTGAAAGAGGAGCTGAAGAAATGAATGACCTACTCAACCTACTTAAAGGTCTCGCGCCGACACTGGCGACAGCGGTTGCCGGCCCACTGGGTGGCGCTGCCGTTACTGCTCTGGCTGCTAAGTTTGGCGTGTCTGACAGCGTTGAAGCTGTGGCTAAGGCTATCGCTGGCGATCCAGCGGCAGCCGCCAAGCTCCAAGAGTTAGATCTTGAGTTCGCCAAGGTGGTGCTGGAAGCCCAGAAGAGCGAAAACGAAGCCATCACCAAGCGCTGGGAGTCTGACAACCAGTCCGAGGGTTGGCTTAACAAAAACATCCGACCTGCCACGCTGGTCTACTTGCTGACTACTTACAACTTGTTCGCGCTGATGTCGGCGTTCGGGCACACCGTGAATGAGTCCTACGTCACCTTGCTGGGTCAGTGGGGCCAGATCGTGATGCTTGCATATTTTGGTGGCAAAACTGTTGAAAACGTAATGAAGGCTAGAAGCAAATGAACCTAAGTGATCACTTTACGCTTGAAGAAGCCACCTTTAGCGAAACCGCTGCACGTCTAGGCGTGAGTAACCAGCCCAGCACGCTACAGTTGGAGAACATGAAATACGCAGCCCAGCAACTTGAGAAAGTCCGTGAGCTCACTGGCCCATTAAAAGTCAACTCTTGGTTGCGTCTGCCGGCGGTAAACGCAGCAGTGCCAGGCAGCAGCGGTAAATCTAGCCACATGGACGGCTGGGCGATCGACGTAAAGAGCTCTACATATACGCCGATCGAGCTGTGCCATATCGTCATGAACTCCGGCGTCAAGTTCGATCAGATCATCCATGAGTTCGGCGCATGGATGCACATCTCCTTCGCGCCTGAAATGCGTCAGCAAACACTGACCACATTCGCGCCGGAAAAGAAGTACAAGCCTGGCATCCTCACTGATGCTGAGTACCACGCCGCATAAGCTCACGGTACGCCTCGATGGCGTCCTTGAGGTCGCAATTGAGCTGCTGGATCAGGTCTTCCTGCTCCAACAGCTTCAGGTACGCCTCCGCAGCAAACGTGTCAAGGTTCGCGCGTTCCCATGTCTTAAATTCGGGCATGTTTTGTTTCCAGTTCAATGAGTAGTTCGACATAGTGCTTGGCTTTCTGTAGGTCGGCAAGGCCGCCTTTCTTGCG